CCATATCTCTTGCACATGAGGGCGTACCATTTCAGGAATCCGTCGGTGTTGAAGCCAATGGACTTTGAATGGCCGTTCTCGCTGACAGAGTACGACGACGGGGAGAGCATGAGGATCGGGGCGAACAGAAGCACGGCCTTCATCACCTTGGCATGGTTACTGTCGGTATATTCGTCCGTAAGCTCGAAGTCCACGCCCTGCATGGCCACCTCGTTCAAGGCAGCGTCATTCAGCGGGAGGTTGAACCCGCTGAACAGCTGCTTGATATGTTCACTAACCGTTGCCATCAGAGACCGTCAGTTAAGATTACTGCAGAGCCGAGAAATCGGCAATGGCCATCTTGTTAGGAATCTCGATGTCGGGGATAGCCTCCATGCCGTACTCCAAGAAGCGACCCTCAGAGTTGCGGTAAGACGAGATGAATCCACGACCATCCTCGAAGGGCACGTAGGTACGGCCATCGATAGGATCGGTCATTTCCAGCGGAGTTTTCCACTTCATAAAGCCAAGGAGCTTACGAGGATCCAGTGCGGGAAGCAGAGAAGCACGGTAGTCGGGGACTGCGTTCTGCATCTCTGTCTCTGATACCTGTACCCATTCCTCCTTAATCTTGAAGCGGAGCGGGCAGTCGATTGCGCCAAGCAGATTGTTGGCCATGTCAACAGTCACGAACTCGCCATAGCGGTACTCCTGATTGCCGAATTTGAGGATATACTTGTTCTTGAACTCTTCTGAGCTGGCAATAACCTTGTTGAAGGTGATGCGGTTCAGCTCGATGGTGTTCAGAGCATAGCCACTCGGACGGAGCTTGTCTACGAACTCGGTGATCAGCCAGCTGAGGATATTATCCTTGTCGGCTACGGTTGCCTTGATGGTCTTGATAGGCAGGGTGATGTCAACGATAGACACGCCCTTCTTATTCTCCTTACCATCCACCTTGCACTTACCAGTGAAGCGGAGAGCACCCATCATAAGGTCGAAACGCTTCATCGGGGCAAGCATGGCCTGACGAACATCGTCAACCAAGAAGTTGATGATCTCGTTCAGTTTGATGGCACGAGCCTCGTCGGAACGCTGCTCGTTATACTCAGCGATAAGGATCTCAAGACGCTCGATGCGGGTGTTATCCATCTGATAGGCATCGCCCAGGCAGGCCACCTCACCAGTTCCGCTTGTCAGAGCGTGACGCTTGCGGAGCGGCTTGTTGGCGTAGCGGTCAATGACTGTACCAGCGATCACACCGATCTGAGTACCGATATAGGTCTTGAAGGTTCCGTCGGGATTGGCGCGGTCATAGATGAGGTAGTCCTTCCAGAAAACCTTATCCATTTCCAGCATCGACACGACAGTGCGGTCAATGACGGCCTTCATGATCTTAGGGTTGTTAAGCAATAATGCGATTGACAGTAACATATTCTTGTCCTCCTATTGATTAAATGAACATGAAACGATCTCCGAGGGCAGCCTTGTCTGCATCGGTGAAGGGGATATAAAGCTCTTCCTCCAGAATGCCGAACACGCGGCCTACGAAGGTCACGCTGTCCTCATTCTCGATGTTGCGCCAGCCGAAAGAAGCGAAGTTGGCTGTGTGCTTTGCGCTTGCGTCGTTAGCTGCTGCTGCCTCTGCAAGGATAGCACCCTTAGCCAGATCTGCGGGCAGACCTGCAGGAATAACGGTGGGTTCGCCACCCTCTTGCTCTGCGGGGATTGTCTGTCCCTCATTGGCTACATTCACTACATCGTAAGCCTCGTTTGAAGTATCAACGGATGCGACCTCGATCACATTCGTACCGTCAGAGAGTAAGAAGCCCGCTTTCAGGAAAGAAAGGAACGGGTTCTTCTGAATCTTGAAGGAGGTGGCGGCGGCTGCTGCTGCCTCTACTACCTTCACACGCAGACAAGCGTATGCCTTGCGCTCAACCTTGTCACGGAAGAGGGGGCACAGCTCAGGCAACCAGCCCTTTGCAGGGAGATTGCTCTTGTCCAAGTCCATACCACCGTCATTCAGACGATAGATGGTGCTTTCGTCGCAAACCTCGCGCTCTACGGGAGGTGCAACATTGTACTTGATACCTGCTGCCATAATACTTTTGTGTTACTTTTTGTTGTTTTCTTCTGCGATGGCCTTTGTACCATTGTTAATGGTATCTACGAGGCCGTCAACATCGTCTTTTACGCCACCGCCACCTTCATCGGGTGAAGCAGCGAACTGGAAGCCTGAATTAACCATCTCCTGTTTCAAGTCCGAGAAGTACTTGTTCAGGTCTGCATCGTCGGGAATGACTTTGCCCTTATAGGCAAACTCAGGGATCTTGAAGCTTTTCGCCACCGCGTCGATCTGTGCGTCGCGGGTAGCCTTGGCAGCATCAGCGTCCATTCTGTCGAGACGTTCGGTAAGGGGCTTGATACCTTCGGAGATACCCTTTGCGATCAGATTGCCAATAGCCTGCATGTCGAACTGCTGTCCTCCTGCACCGCCTTGGCCACCTTGACCACCATTACCACCCTGTTCACCGTTACCACCTTGGCCGCCCTCACCGCCAGCACCACCGCCAGCTTCGATGGGCTTTCCGTCTTTGAGGTTATGCAGCTTCTCGTAGTCCGCAATAGCGTTCTTCTTAGCAGTCTTGCTTGCACCGTCAGCACGGAAATCGCCATAATTGTTCATTACGTCCAAGATAGTCACCGAGGCTACGATCTCGTCAACTTTGCTCTCGTCCGTTACACCCTCCGCTTTCTTTGTGGCGATACGCTGGAGAGTGGCGGCATCTGCACCCTGAAACTTAGTTTGCAGCTTTGCCAGAATTTGTTCATAAATGTTCATTTTGAAGTGATTTTAATTAAAAACGTCACAAATTTAAGTGTTTTTGTGGTAGCTTCCGAATATTTTCATATCTCATTTGTGACCTTACAAATATGGTCGCAAATAAGGGCGAAAAAATGCTGGTAATGTCAATAAAAGGATCTATAAGGACACAAAAGGCAGCAGAATATATTTTTATTTACATCACGTTTTTATCTCCCCTTGGGAGCGGTTGAAACTAACTTTCTTTCACTCAGACAGTTGTGTTTTCTTGACAATTTTGAAATATGTTTACCAATACATATTTTCAGCCGTTTTTTGTGCATAATTCCAGCCTGAATATATGCAAAAAGTATGGCCATCTTCTCAGACAGCCATACCCAACAATCAAAAACAATCTATTAATTACTAACACTTGACGTTTCATTCTTCTTGGCCTGCTCTTCCTCGATTTCCTCGATCTCGTCTGCCAGCTCACCGAAGTTAGAGCAGTATGCGACACCGTGTTTCGTAGACCAGACACCGCCAGCCTTGGCAGCTACGGCAGTCTCTACCTTCTCCTTGTCATTGTCAATCATGTACGGATCAAGGTCGGTCTCAATGTCTATGGTATTGGATGCCTCTGTGAGCGATGCGTTGAGATCACCGACGGCAGAGACGAGGAAGTTCGTATTTCTCTGGAAGAACTCGCCCAGTACCTCACCATGATTGGCGACGGCCATGTGTGCACCCATGAAGGCAAAGCGGAAGGACACACCGCTGAATGCGCTGCCGAGTCCCTGCAGCTTCGTGAATGATATCTGCGGAGTGTCGGTCAGGTCGTAAGCCTGATCATAGAGTTTCTCCCACTCCACCTTGATAGGCTCCGCTGACTGGTTCCATGTCAGGTACTTGGCATCAGCACCGTCACCCATGAGCTGCGCAATGCGGTTGCGTGCATCGCCATCCAGCTTTTCGAGGTCGCCAAAGAGCATGAGGATCGGGAAGAAGTGGTAATCGATGCAATCGGCATACTCTGAGATAAGCTTTTCGAGCCTTATACGGATATGGCGTATCTTCTTGCAGATAACCTCTGGGATATAGCCGTAGATAACAGGGAGCTTGCGGAAACCATGCTTGAAGGATCCTGATGTGTTCAGTTGCCAGCCCGAACTGCTCTCCCACTGGTACACCCTATCCTGAGTGACAGTCATAAAGCACTTGACATTATTGCCGTCGAGATCCTTCTTATCATACTCACGGGAGAAAGCCACCATGTCGCCACTCTCATCATAGAACGGATAGAGCTTGTCACCTCGGAAGGGCGACCAGATGGCCGCTTTCAGCTTGTACTTTGGTGCAACGTTACCGAACAGCCCCTTGATCTTTGCTATGAGCTTCGCCCAGAAGCCGTCGTCTTGTGCTGCATACCAGTACAGGGCAACCTCCTGCTCTGAGAAGATAGCGCGGACGATCTTGCGGTTCAGATACTTCATCTTGACCTTCTTCATTATCTGCTTGACGGCAGCGAGCACACCTTTCTCCTTTTCATTGGCAGGCGTGCAGTCCATCTTAGGCTCATTACCGACAGAGAAGGCGACGTGTATGTTGACGATGCTCTGCTCCAGAGGGAGGGCAACGCGGTTAGGCTCTACTTCCTTCGTCTTGGCAGGCAGCTTCCTTACAAAGTTACCGTCTTTGTCGAACTCGTCCTTTTCAAGCTCTGTGGTAATCTTGATCTTCGGGTACTTCGTCTTATCAACAACTATCTCATGCTTGTCGGGATCCCAGTCTGCCAGCAGTGCCTTTGCATCAGGCAGGGGAGTCTTACGACCTTTCTTCAAATACTCGATCTTGCGGCTATCATCAGGCAGCGCAAGTATCTCTTCGAGCGTCTTTGGTGTTTTAGTCTCTTCCATATTGTTATCTCATTAATGAATCTATTTAATGAAGGTAGGTGGTGTTACTGCCACTGTCCTTGTATTTCTTACCCATCAGCTCATTGAAACAGACGTACCTCGCACCGTCGATGCCGTGATTGAAGTCGTCTACGGGAACATTGAGCCATTTACCGTCCTTATCCTGCTGCCAGGTATAGTTATCATACTCCTTGATGAAGTTCACGGAATGCTCTGTGACATAGATCTGCAAGCCCTGCATGAACTGTATGCCGTCCACGACGGAGCCTGCACCCTTCTTGGTGGCGATGATGGGGATGCCAGCGTTTCTGATCTCGCGCACCGTCTTTGGCTCTGCGCTCTCAGCCCAGCACTTACGGGTCGTACCGTCAGGCTGCCGCTTTATCTCCTTGATGATGTCACCGTTCAGCATCTCTGTGCGGTAGCACTCTTCATCGATGTAGATGGCATTCTTATAATATCCGAGCGTTCCGATGGCCGTCGGGTCGTTTGTGAAGCCGAAGTCCACGAAACGCCAGCGTTTCTTCACCCAGAAAGGTATCTCAGGTATAAGCTTGTACTCGAAGATAAGACCCTCGATCTTAGCACGAAGGCCAAGGCCGTAAATCTTCCACTTGCGGATATCCACAGTGCCGTTGGCATAGTTGTACTCTGTCGGCTCATACGAGAGGATCTTGCGTTTCATGTTCTCAGGTATCATCGGATTGTCGAGCATCGTGGAGTGGTCGAAATAACAGTCCTCACGGCTGCAGACATTATCGTAGATCCAGTGCTTCTCTGCAGTCGGGTTGTAGTCGAGTACCGCGAACTCCGCACAACGCTGCTCCAGCTGGTCGAAATCATCCTTGGTAGCCTCCATTGCCTCGTTGATCCAGAAGATGTCACAAGTCAGACCGTGAAGCCTCTGCGTATCGTCGAGGCCGACAAACTCAAAGGTGGTGTTCCCTATCACTATCACATGGCGGCTATTGTTGATATGCGCCATGTTGAGGATGCCCATAGTAAGAAGAATCTGCTTGAAGTCATGCCAGACAGTAGCGTGGAGCCAAGTGCCCTTCTTACGGAGGATGGCAATACGACGGGGCTTGGGGTCAGAGAGGGCAAGCTTGATGAAGTACTGGATTAACGAATACGTCTTTGATGAACGGGAACCGCCCTCAAAGACATAGACGTGGAACTTAGTGGCGGCAACCGCCTGGCACATCCTGTAGAAGATCGGAGTTACTTTCATTTTAAGTCTCATCCTTCACCATCCCTTGCTGGAGATCCAAGTCCTCCTTCTTATTATATGTGACCTCTATATCGATGCCCTCAACCTTGTTCAGGTCTGTCGGGTCATTACCTTTCATCTTCTTCTTCCACTCTTCATCATGTGCAGTGAGCCACAGGTTGATGGCATTAAGGCTCGGTGGAAGCTCCTGCTCCCTGACTACCTGTTTGTCGGTACTCCTTATCCATCCTATACCTCCGCACTCAGGACAAGTGTTGACACGCTTGCCTGTCTGCTCGTCAAGGATCTTGCCATGTCCCATACAACGGGAACACTTCTCACGTACATACTCATAAGTCCTGACGACGCGGCCAGTGGCCAAGGTGAGCATCGTCTTGCGTACCATCGCATTCACCTGCGCACGCGCACCCGCCAGCGTTGACGCAATTTCGGGGTATTCGTTTTTCTTCTCGCTGAACGTCTGGTAGCACAGTCCCATTGTGGCAGCAATCTCCCCGTCGGTGAAGCCATTCTTTGCGTATGCGGCTATCTGGTCGAGAAATTCCTGACTGGTATAGTCGTACTTTGGCTTTCTGCCACCTTTCTTGGGTTCTGTAGACTGCTTTTCTGCCATCAGTGTGAGTATTTAGTTGTTTCTTGTCATGTGGAAGGGGATTACTGTTATCCGTTGGATAGTCCCATATATGTCTTGCGGGAGTACCTTCTGTTTGTCTCTGTCAAGATGTTACCCCGCCAGAACTGGTCGCCTCTTGCGTTCTGTATATTCCTCCTGTATCTGCTCAGGATGGATTCAGACAGTCTCGTTCTCCTTGTGTCGCCACGTTCAGCGATCCTGTTTGCCTGACTTATCAGGTCGTTTATGCTTTTCCTTCTGACTCGGCTCTATGATTTATATTTTTGACTTACACTTTCTGTTAATCGTTTTCACTAATCGAGATCCACGCGCTCTACCATCTCGTCGAACAGCTCACCCTTTACGATCTTCTCGTATGGTGAGAAGCCGAAACGCTCCATGAATGCGGACTTGGCCTTGAAGTCGGTAAAGGACAGCATGACATACGCCTCCATGTTCTCGGCCTCAGTCTGTGCCCGCTGGCGAACCTGCTGCTTTACGTCCTTCATGTGGGCGGTCTTTGCGGCACGCTCCATCTCACGCTCCATCTTCCGTCTCTGCACCTCGGCCTCGTGATCCGCATTGACCTCTGCCATCATGTTGTCTATGGCATTGGCCGTCTGCTGCTCCGTTTCAGTCTGCAGGAGGAAATCGACACCGAACATGTTCAGGTCGGCATCGGTGAGGCCAGCATCCTTCCAGTCGATGTCTGGTATCAGCTCGCGCATCTTATCATCATCCCAGTCACCTCCCACGTTCGGGTTGTTAAGGGTGACGTTCAGGGACTTCTCTGTTTTCAGGTCAACATCGATAAGCTCCACACGCAGTACATAGTCGTTCTCGCAGGTCTCAGGGTCGTAGTGGTTCAGCTCGTCGAGGATCTTAACCTTCTGATGGCCTCCTACGAGGGTGTAGCCCGTCTGCTTGTTTACGACGATACCGCCTACCACACCATACTTCTTGATGGAACGTCGGAGGGCTTTCTTACCCTCTTCGCTGATGAAGCGCGGGTTGTAGTCGGCAAAATGGATCTGCGAGCGTTTAAGCTCCACAGACTGCGATGTGAAATAGCTCTTCGTTGCCATACTCCTATTTTGTTATCCGTTGGAGAGACCCATATACACGCTGCGGGGTATCTGAGCATCCATGCCTGCCCTGGCATAGCGTGATCTGCTGATGTTCCCTGCATACCTGTTGGCAGCACTCTCGAAACGCTGCCACCTCGAACCCCTGTAGCTGGGATCCGTCTGGTGTGTACGACGCTGAACGCGGTCAAACTGAGCGGCCAGCTGTCTCATTGACTTTGATCTCCTTCTTCTGACTCTGCTTATTGCTCCTTATGTTGCTGGTCATATTCCCACAGGATCCTTTCGGACATGGGGAACGCCTTGTAAATCTTCTGTAGATCCTGCGGGTAGTTCTCTCGCATCCAGAGAAAACAGTCGAGATTGAAACCTACTCCGTTGGATGCCCTCAGTGAGTATCGGACAGGCTGCGGCAGCTTCTTCTGGCGCATGTAGGCAAGAATGTCCTTCTGCGTCCAGTCGGCAAGCGGGTACGCCAGCCATCCGTTGATGTAGTTGCTCCCCTCGTAGCCCTTTAGCATGAGGTTGCGGTTCATGCCGTCGGCCTTCTTCATGCCGAGAAAGCAATAATCGATCCCGTACTTGGTGCGCATGGCCTTCACCACGTCGGCCAGCTTCAAAAGCTTGACCTTCGGATTTGGCACGCTGTACATGCCGTATCTGAGTATATACGTGAGGTTCCAGTGTGGCATCTGCACGAACTCGATGCGGGGGTACTTCGCTTTCAGCCATCCCACCCAACGCTCGATGTGATCCAAGCCCTCCACAAAGTACATAAACACACAGACGATGCGCTCAAAATGCGGGTAGATCATATCAAGAAGCACGAGGCTGTCTTTGCCGAGACTACAAAAGAGTATGCAGCTGTCAGACTTCTGCCTGACCGCTGCAATACTCGCTTTTGATGTCTCTGTCCGCGTCATGGGTTAACCGCCTGAAAGACCTAAACCTCTACGGACTTCGCCATACTTCTGACGACGGGTCATAAACTGACCGCTACCACCTGTGAATGAGCGACGGCCAATAACGCCTCTGCTCGCTCTTGCACTTGTACCTACTGCAATTCTGACTCAGCTGATAATTTTAAAGGGTTAAACAATATTGTTACAAACTTTTTTCGAGCACTTTGCCCAAAGAATATTCGATCTGTGAAGCGATGTAGGTCTCACCCTTGTACTCGTAGGTGATATCTTTGTCGTTCTCGTCTGTGAGAATGTAGACCTTCGCACCCGTACACTCTACGATGATATAAGGGCGTTTGCCCTTGTACTCGCCTGTAAGAAGCTTTATCGCGTCATACTCGATGGGCTTAACGTCGATGTCGCCCTCTTCTGGCAGCTCTGCGTCGGCCTCATACTCTTTGCCGTTGCACACATACCTGATGTACTTTTTCGCGTTCGTAGGGCGTATCTCTCGCGTCTCTACGGTTTTCTCGCCTGAAAGTATTTCGTCGAAATACTTCTGTTTGATTGATAGTGTAAGTATCTTCATTCTGTTTCGTTTTAATGGTGCAAAGGTAATAAGATCTAATGATATCGCCAAGCACCTGATTAATAATTTTTGTTGCGGGTACAGGACTCGAACCTGTGACAACCACCAAGTCAAAGTGGTAAGCTACCAACTGCTTTAACCCGCGATTTTCGGCAAAGATAGCCAAATTATCGCTTTCGGCCTAAATTAATCAGAGACTATTTGCGACCTTTTGAGTAATGTCGCAAAATAGTCCCTTTCTTAATCTTAACAACTCTTTTTTATCATGGTATCTTCAATCATACGAAGCGAATGTGATAGCGTCTGTATGGCTGGCTCTGGCCTATCAGATGCACAAAATTCAGATTAGAATAATAGCACCCGAACCTGTCGAAGAAATTGCCGAACATGGCCACATCTTCACCGTTCAGAAACGCGAAGCGAGAAACGCCTATAACGTCTTTTACCGCTTTCTTGAACTCTTTCGAGCCGAAGCCATAGATAGAGATTATTGGCGCGATCTTATACCTGAAAGCCGTCTCGCTGTCTGTCATATCGCCTACTGGCCTGATATCCAAAATACCGTTATGAGCGAACCACGTCTGCGACTCTGCATCATAGAACGGGTGGCAGTTAGACCGCTTTACGCTGCCGTGAGTAGCCCAACGAAAGTGCATGATGCAAGGCTCACTGTCTGGCACGTTTTTAATCTCTCTCATAAAACTGGCAAACGACAAGCCCTTATAGCTCTTTGTGGGTGTACAGAAGCCGCACCCGTCGTGATTTGCCTGATACATTGCCTTTATTATCTCGTCTGATGGCATCTTAGCCCCCTTGGGCTTAACACATATAACACACATAATTCTTTCTGTTTTAAAATTTTACTACTGCTATTTCATTACCTCTCTTGGGCTGTTCGTACTGATGGCAGGCCACAAGATGATGCTTTAAGAAATCAGCCCTGTTAATTCTTTCTTCTCTCTCGAAACTCTTTGCATTGTCTATCATTGTCAGCATAAACCCGCCACTGTTGGGCAGTCGCCAAAAGCCCCAAGATTTTGCATTTATCTTTTCGTTGATCGTGAGATCTTTATACTGTTTACTTTTCATATCGATTTTGCCGTTTATTTTGTCCCTGTTAGCGTTTTATCTCTTTTGTGGGTAACTGTTCACCTGTCTGCTTTTCGAAGGCCGTGTGCCCTGATTAAAGGGCTACACGGTTGAGGCTTTCGCGTCTCTCGATAAAGTATGCTTTTTCTTCATCATTCAAGAAGGGCAGATCTTCGATGGTCTCGCAATATCTTTCGGCCTCATTCTTATAGCTGTACTCTACGAGCTTTGCCAAGAACATTACCCAATGACTGATTTTGTCATAGCTTGTCGTACCTGAATGCTGGCGAAACTCGATTGTCTTGTGTCTGCTGTAGCTCTCTGCATTAACCTTGTGATATCTGTCATAGTTAAGCTCTGCAGCGATCTCGCCCTTTGTGGTACAGTGTTCGAAATTGTGGCCGAAAAGTGTTCTGCACCAGCGACTGTTATTCATTCTGCGAGAAAGGGGCATAAAGCTATCAATCGCCATTTCAAATTTCTGATAGTTGCGTACAAGTCTGCAATAGTGTGCGTCTGTCATTTTCTCTGCACCGATATGAACATGAAGGCCACATGATCTGTTAACTCTTGCGCCAACCTCTTCAAGGCTCTTGCAAAGCATTTCTAAGTCGCTCAGGCCATTCTTACCTCTCAGAACAGGCGTAACTACCTCGTTAGAGTTTTCGCCCTCTATTGAGCTATCAGAAACGATTTTGAAATAGTTTGTATGAACGTGCGTGTACTCTCTCGAAACGATGTTAAGGCCATTCTGTGAACCCTTAGAAATAAGGCTCTCGCGTAACACGTTATAGCACTCAATCTCTACACCAAAAGTAAGCTTTGAGAAATCGAAAGCACCTTTGCGATCTACAGTCACATGATACTGACTGAAAATGTACTGAATATCACCTGGCTTTAAACCTAACTTGATAAGATCATTACGCTTTGAGCTGCGAGACTTTTCGCTCTTCATTACGTCGTTGATGCACTCGTTCAGGCTCTTACCTGAATTGAATCCCTGAATGTCATTTCTTGAAGTTGCCATAATTCTTATAATTTTGAGTTGTTAATATTCTGTTGTGATTGAATCACAGTGCAAAGATATAGCTTTTATTTTATATTTGCAAGAAAAAATATAAAATTCGTTCTATATTTAACTTTGTTTTGCAAATATAGAATTAAATTTATATCTGTTAACTAAAAATAGAGTGAAATATATATTTTTCGCCAAAATACTTGCATATATTATATATTATGTTTATCTTTGCACCCAAATAATATAAAATATATCTTATGAACATAAAAAAGGTAATAAAGAGACAGGGCTGGACGCTTGAAACGCTTGCAGCAGAAATGACAGACAGAAACGGCAAAAAGGGCATTTCTCAGCCCTCTGTTTCAAGTATCATAAATGGTAATCCAACACTCGACAAACTCAAAGAGATCGCCAGCATCATCGGTGTGTCCGTCTCGGAGCTTCTTGCCGACGACGAAAAGGGCTGCACTCAGATCAAGTGCCCCCACTGCGGAGCGGA